CATCGTTGATGAAAAGTTCTTTCTGTATCGACTTGCAAAGATTTATGCTTATCCCCACTAAATTTCCACTGAGCCGTTTGTTGCTAAATTTGTGGGTGAATTAAAATATTTATACATGATTTATAATGATACTCAGGCAAAGGCTGCCGATGTCGCCCTTGCTGCTTTGTTGGCTGCTGGCTCAGCCATGCCAAAGGATAGTTTTTGTGCCGCCATGTACAAGGTCACTGATGACCATTGGCTACATAATGAGGTTCTCAATCTGCTCGAAGGTGATGGCTTTATCTATTTTGAAGGTACTTATGGTTGGCGGGTGCGGCTTACTCAAGAGGGTTGTAAGGCGGCAAGCAAAGGAGTTTTGGCATACCACAAGCGTAAGAGGTTGTTTGAGACAATCAACCAGTACAGGGTTGTTTTGTCTGTAGTTAGTGCTTTTGTTGCCTTGCTCGGCTTATTGCTCAATTGGCTGCACACAGCGAGATAGCTGTCACTATACAGTTGAGCACAGCACAGACGATAGCGATAATCGTCGCTATCGTCGTGATAATGTTGCGAGTGTTGTCATCCATATATTTTGGCTTTGCGGTTTGTTATACGCAAAGTTAATCGTTATATTACACCTCGCCAAAACTTTTTCTGAAACTTTTCCCAAAAATTCTTGCTCATTTCAATCTTATTATCTACCTTTGCCATCGCTAGAATTTATATGTGGAGCACTCCACATAAACAAAGGGCGAGGATGTATGTTCAAGCCCAACCGACATTATATAATCGTTGTGGGCTTATTTTTTTGCCCGTAACTTTCCGCATACGCAGGGGTACGCCCTTTGTTTATGTGGAGCACTCCACATAATAATGGAGATGCAAATTAAAATATACGGCGGTTCGCCTTCCACGTGTTTTTTAGCCCTTTGCGGTGGATCACATGTAAGTTCTAGCAGACGAGGAAGTGCGAGCCGCTTTTTTCGTACCCCTACGTCAGACCGCACCCGACGGATTCGGGCATAAGGCTAGAACTTACATAATATGCAAACAACTGCATCAATCCAGCGCACAGCTCAGTTGCGCCCGTTGACCATCAGCACAGCGCCCGTCAGGGCTTGGCTCAACGCAAAGAGCGAGTTTTTCTCACGCATCAGCGGCATCGAGGTGACACGCAAAGAGGTCATCCGAGTTAATCTCATCTTCATCTTCATGGGGCTGGCTGCTGCCATGGCAGAGACCAGTCTGCTCATCGCCATCCTCAGCATAGCCCTGGCGGGTTACAATGTCTATCAGCTCAAGCAAGAGCAGGGCGAAAACTGGATAACTTACGACGATGACGTAGAGCAGGAAGGAGGTGAGGCATGATGACATTAGAGCAATTCCAGCGTGAGGTGCTGCAGCCATTGCGCGACAAGCGTGACGAGGAGTACAACAGACTCAACGCCACTTACCGTGAAGTGATGGAGAAGACAGCAAAGACCAAGGCAGACCTGGTGGTTGAGGAGTGCAGGTTCTATTCCATACAAGCCGTCGAAAAAATGATGTTTGAGACTGCACAGCGTGTCAAGCTCAAAGAGTTCAAGGCAAAAATGAGCGCCACACGTCAGCAAGTCAACAACGAACTGCATGAGATACAGCAGAACATCAAGGAGTTGAAGCGTAGAGTGTTCGATGTACACAACGACGCTATCGGTAGGGCATTTGCACAGTACAACGCCGAGCGTGCTCAGAACGGCGAGCTGCCGGTCACTTATAACGAGATTAAGAAACTGACAGAGGAAGGAGGCAGAGCATGAAGCTGAATGCCAATCATGGCTTGCATAGCAAGTGCCGTGAGATGAATAAAGTTGTGGCGCGAAGGTGTGGCTATACTGTTTTTGCCGGGGTTGAACCCAACGACCGTCTTAAGGGATTTAGCCACCGCAGGAGAGCCGTACACAAACGCTTGTTCAGTTTACGCCTTACATTGGCAAGTATAAAGTATTGTTTAGAATCACAGCAAGAAAGGTAATTTATGGAAATGAATGATAAAATGTCAGCAGCACTTGAGAATCTTTGCGAGGCTGACAATCTCGATAACAAGATTCGTCTGCTTGACGATGTTACGGACATAGTCGTAGAGGGCTATTCTGAGCCCTGCTTCGACAAAGATAAGTACGCAGAGGCTATCGACCTGCTTAGCGCAGTCAGAGACCTCCGCAAGTCGTTAACCGAAATCCGCAGCGCATTATGAATGAAGAGGAAAGAGAGAATATGATTGACGAGGTTACGTCTGATGTGCTCGACGCTTACTTCGCCTCGCGCTCGCCGCTTCCGGGCAACAGCCAGCTCGGTGACGCGCTTGTCGGAGAGTTTAAGAGCACCGTGGAGATAGCTGACGAACTCTCTCAGATAATACCCATCCCCATCGTCGACATCGTGATCTACATGAAGACTCATGACTATGTCCTCAAGACTGCAGAGGACGGCACGGTGAAATGGGAGATATGGCGAGACATGAAATCTTTGTGGTAAATAAAATAGGTGCATAAATCTTAATTTTACATTTTTTAGCGGTTAGGGCTATGTGAATAGGTTTAGCCGTGTTTTTTCAAAATCTTACCGAAAAAAATGAGTACCTTTGCAAGTAGTTATTTTTGTACAAGCAAATTATACTCATACTTACGGCGTGTTCTATGTGATATAGGGCACGCCGTTTTTGTATTCTTATGTTTCGACCTTCCGTGTTAACTTTGCATTGCAAAACAAAAAGATAACAATGATTTCAGTCACTCAGTCAATATCCGGCACATACTTCTCTGCGAACATCCCCGACGTGGTGTTCGTCATCGACGGCTACCGCGCCGGCGTCACTATGACGATCGACGGGGTGCAGATCTATTCTGAGCATCTTTACCCAGACCCCGTCGGTGGCGAGATAACCATCGCCGAACTCGACCGTCTGCTCACTCCCTATGTGCGTCAGAAGCTCAAGGCTAAGCTCGTCATCAGCATCAACGAGTTTGTCATCGCGTCTGACAAGCCGGCTGCTTCCACCTCGCTCTCTGCCGACATCATCTACTGCGTGGCTGACATCAACACTACTGCAGATGACTTCATAGATACCCATTTCCTCACTCTCCTTGAGGGCGAAAAACTGACAGCGCTCAACCGTCTTGAGTACTTGCATTATATAGGCTCAGACAACGCCTCGGTCATCGCCGAATATCAAGGTCACGATAAAAAGACTTTTCCCATCCTTCCGGTCGCGGGCAATGACAAATACAAGACGCTCGACGTGTCGCCGTCTCAGTTTGTCATTGATGATGCTTTTCTTATTGGTCTTGTGGTCCAGGCGGGCAAGCGCAGTTTCCGGTTCTCACTCGACTTTGACGAGCCCGACTGTGCTCCCGTCCTGGTTTTCGACAACTCTTTCGGCGTCGAGGAGCTGATATATTGCACGGGCACTCATTCCGTAGCCCCGACCTACAAGCGCAGTCAGGGCTACATCGGCAAGTATAACCGCAACTACGACATCGCCGAGACGCGCACCTTCAAGGCTGACACGGGCTTCATGCCCTTCTCCATGGCGGTCTGGGCTGACGAGCTGTTCCGCTCTCAGAGCGTGCACGTCGTCAACTTCAAAGACGGGCACCCTAACGTCGGCAAAGAGGTGGTCATCACCGACTCAAAGTCTGAGTATACAAACGATGACGACGAGATGCCGCGCTTTACCTTCAGTTATCAGTACTCGCAGCGCAATCATAACGTCCTCGACATGCTGCGCACCGGACGCATCTTCGACAACACCTTCGACAACACTTTCAATTAAAAATTAATAAGTAATAAATAATAAGTACAAAATAATAAGTACAAAATAATGAAGGCCATCCACTTTACTGACATGCTGCGCATCCTCGACCAGGCTTATCAGCATCGCACGCTCGTCGATATCTACGCGTGGGAGGGTGGCACGGGCGAGACCCTGCATTATAAAGGCTGGCTCGTCCATCATGTCCACTGGCGCGGCGGTTATGTGCGACTGCGCAATCCTCGCAATCCCCGGGCTTTGCGCACGCTGCCTCAGATTTTTATCATACAGATCAATAATCAAAGAGTTTACTTATGAGCATTAACAATACCCTTCAGCCGACCTCGGCGCATGCTGATTCTGACGGTTACCGCCGTTATCATATAGTCCCTACGGGTTATGGTGCGTCGTCTGCCGGCAACTCCGTCATCTCAGAGTACGTCGGCGACTCTGCTGCTGTTTTCGACGATGAGGACATGCCAGGCGCTCAGAACGTGCGCTCCATCGTCGTAGACCGCAGGGCGTATAAGTACGTGCAGTGGGGCATGGATGACCAGCGCCCTTATCTCGTGCGCAAGCAGCTGCTCTCCAACATGGTGACGGCACAGTGTCAGCAGTTTAATGTGGTCAGCTGCTACGGGCAGGGCGTGCGCTTCGTTGACCGCAAAGATAAAAAGGATGTTGACGACAAAGAGATCCTCAACTTCTGCCTGCGTAACTCTCTTCAGGAGGTCTTTCTTGAGCAAGCCACCGATATGAAGTTCTACTCGTTCTCGGTCATGGTGGTCATCCTTTCGCGTGATGGCAGCAAGATAGTGACGGTGCGCAACAAGGACGCCTCTTACTGCCGTTTCGAGCATGGGCCGAGCACAGCGTCGGGCAAGATTGAACACGTGTTTTTCGGCGACTTCCGTCTCGGTTTTTTCGACGAGGCGAAAATCGAAGCCATCCCGCTCCTTGACTACTGGGACCCGCTCGGCGACCTGATGGTCCGCATGGGCAAGGAGCCTGACCCGCGCACGGGTGTCAAAGGCAAGCCGACCAAGGACCGTAAGTTCGCCATCCTATGCCGCATGGCGACGCCGGGCTGTCAGGTATATCCGATGCCTTACTACTCGTCGATCTTCCGCGATGCCTGGTTTGATATCTACCGTCTGATAGGTATAGGCAAACGATATATGATTAAAAACACGTCGGCGCCCCGTGTACAGATTGAGGTGCACGATGACTACTGGGATAATGTATGCGACAACGAAAACATTGCTGACGAGGCGCAGCGGAAGAAGCGTAAAGAGCAGGAGAAGCAGAACATCATCGACTTTGTTACGGGCATTGAGAATGCCGGCAAGGCGATGATCAGCGGCTACTACGTCGACCCGAACGGCAAAGAGAACCGAATGGTGCGCATCGTGCCGCTCAACGATGCTAACAAGAAGGAGGGTGGCAACTGGTCCGACGACATGTCTGAGGCTTCCAACGCTCTGTGCTTTGCCTTCGGCATCCATCCTAACCTCGTCGGAGCCACGCCGGGCAAGAGCCAGATGAACAACTCTGGCAGCGACAAGCGAGAGCTGTTTACACTAAAGCAGTCACTCGAAAAGCCTTGTCATGACGTGATGTGCAAGCCGTACCACGTCATCCTCCACTACAACGGATGGCACGATAAGGCTACGGTGGATGTGCCCATGATTATGCTGACAACGCTCGACGAAAACAAAGACGCCAAGAAGGTGTCGCTCAACCAAAACAAACAAAACCAAGACGATGATACAAATAACGAAGGATGATTTTGAACAGGCTCTGCCGGTCGGAGTGAGCGCTCATGATACGGTCTACGAGTCAATCAGCCCTGCTATTGACATCATGCTCGACAACTACTGCAGCATGTTGCTCGGAGAGGCTGGCATTAAGCGGGTTAACAGCGATGACGGCTCGTCATTAAAGCAATACTTTAAGATGACGGTCTGCATAGATGCGTTTTTGTCTGTCTTCCGTCAGCTTGACCTCGTCCTCACGCCTACGGGCTTCGGCATCGTATCTAACGATACCATATCGCCCGCAAGCAAGCAGCGTGTCGACGCTCTTGAGGGGCAGCTGCGCACGGCGCTCTGCAGGGCGCGTGCCATGACCGTCAAGCTGCTTTGCTCGGCTGAGTGGGGTAGGGGTCCTGAGGCCAAGAACTTCATACGCTACCTCTATACTGAGCATAACTTCTTCTTCTCCGGGCAAGGCTCGTCGGCGAAGACTTACCAGGACTGGCAGGCTTTCCAAAATGCCATCATCGACACAGATGTGCAGCTGCGTCTTCGCTTCGGCGATGAGCTGATAGACGACTTCCTCGACGCGCTCAGATGCAATGACCATGACCGCCTGACGGTCTATGCCTCCGCCATGCAGCTGGCGTGTGACGTGACCGACAAGTGGGCGACGATGGGCGAGGCTGCTGCCGTCACGCCTATGTTCCGACGCCTTGAGAGGCTTGTCGAGAACGATGCCGAGACGTACGCTCTCTACCGCGACTCTCCGGCTTATGAGACAGCTCATATTGAGCATTTTGCCAACAAAAAAGATTCTTCAGCTTATGTCTTCAACGGCTAAAAATATAGACCTCTACGCTCCTCGCTCGTGGGGCGAGCTGACGCAGGAGCAACTGCGATATGTGTTTTATCTGCTTGCAACCTTCGCCGACATGACGGTCGTCAAGACTTATATGTTCATAAGGTTCGCGGGCATTCAGGTGGTCAAGAAAAACCGCTTCGGATGGCAATGTGTGTATAATCCAGATAACGAGAGCGGCTATGAGGTTTTTTACCTTCAGCCGTGGCAGATAAGCTCGTTCCTCAAGCAGCTTGATTGGGTGGACAGTACCGAGACTATGGATAATAGGTTGGATGTTATTCAGGGTTTGACGGCTGTCCATCCTCTGCTGCAGGAGGACCCGGCGACTAAACGGATAATAACCTTCGGCGACTATCTGTGCATGGAGCAGCAGTATCAGCTCTTCCACAGCTCGCACGATGAGCAGCACATCGACAAGCTTGCCTCGTTCCTTTACCGCCGACCGGATTTCTCCCGCCCTGACAATATCTCGCTCACGCCGGCTGAACGTCTCGCGACGCTGGCATGGTACGCACACATCAAATATGTCATGTCTTACGCCTTCCGTCATTTCTTCCGCAAGGTTAACGGCGATAGCGACATCTCTGATATCTCGATTCTTGAGTCGGTCAATACTCAGATAAGAGCGCTCACCGATGGCGATGTGACAAAAGAGCAGCTGGTCAAGCAGACCGACTGCTGGCGTGCGCTCACCGAACTTGACGCTAAGGCGCGTGAGGCTGAGGAGTTCCGTCGTAAATACCCTAAAAAAGATTGATAGATGAAAGATTTGTTCCCTGCTCTTGACTATTTCACGCAGCTGGCCAAGACCAACCGCCTCGCCGCTGACAACGACTTCCATCCTTGCCTCTGCTCCGGTCCGGAGTCGATTCAGGGCGTGATGGACTCGTTTAAAAAGCATAAGAATTTTATCATGGTTGACGACACGACGTCTCAGCAGACTTTCGGCAACGGTGTCGGCTTTTTCCGGCGTGACGTCTACACCGTGTTTGTTGTCGCTGCTTATCGCTTCGACGACATGGTTGACCGTGAGCTGAAGCTTAATATGTGCCGTCAGATCTTCCGTCAGTTCCATTCGCGCTTGCTGCATGACCGTGATGTGCTCGGCGATGAGCGTCTGACATACTTACAGCTCAACAACATCTACTCGACTGAGATGCCGCGCTACTCGTATAACGGCGTGACGGGACTCTATTTCATGGTGCAGAACGAGCAACCTATTGATATAAGCTATGAGCAGTCAGAGTGGGCTTAAGCCGAACATGACCGATGCGGAGCATCAGAAATGGATTGACGGGTGGCAGAAGTTCATGGTGGACATCTGGCGCGAAAAGATGATGTCTTTCGCTCCTCCCGTCTACGATACGGGCGCTCTCTCACGTTCCATTCAGGGTGTCGTCCATCCCGGACCGGTCACAACCATCGAGCATCGCTTTCTGGAGTACGGCATCTATGTGGCGCGTGGCGTGGGCAACGGCTATTATCGTGGCAATCCGGGCGACCTCAAGTTTCTCAAAGACTGGAAGACCAACCCGCACCACCGTCAGCCGCGTGACTGGTTCGCAAAAAAATACATGTATTCGCTGCATCGTCTCAACGAGTTCGAGGCGGCGTACTACGGTACTACTTATAACGGTGTCGTGTCGTCGTTCCTGCAGCAGCTTTTCGGCGGCGGAAAGAACACTATTGACCGCACTGTTTCGCAACTGTAGCTGTATTTTAATTGACTTATCCTAAAGCTTAATTTTGCCGTATGACAATACATCAAGAGATAACAACACTGCGTGAGCTCTTTACTGCGATACGCGACGAACGGCGCACTCATGCCAATACAGCTACTCGCATCGGCTCGGCGTTCCTCGCCCTGCTCGACTATCTCGCTGACGCTCCTTTTATACGCAAGGATCAGGAGGACACCGACGGCTTCCTCCTGCGGCTGCTCAAGGGCGCTGTCATCGGCGATAACGCTGAGATTAGTCTGATGCCTGACGGCTCAATCACGTGCGGCTCAATCCGCGTCAATGGTGCTGCCGTTTTTGATGAGCTTGTCTTCAATCATCAAAACGTCCTTGAGGGTGACACCTATTTTACTGACAGAGGCATCATCGAGAGTGTTGAGCATACTGACATTAACCAGTATCGGCTGACCTTCCGCCGTGAGTATGACGACGACCGCGTGACGTTCCACGCAAACGACATCCTACTCGGCAAGGTCAACAATCTGGATAAGGGCAAGACGTACCGCTCGTTCTGGCTTCGTGTCGAAGAGGTTGACACAGACGCTAATACGGCGCTGTGTTCACTCTATGCTGATGCTGACTGTCCGGGTGGCAAGAACTCCGCACCGGCTGCTGCAGCACGTGTGATAAGGTGGGGCAATGCGGTCGACGAGACACGTCAGTCTACGTGGTTTGTCTCCTCAAATGACGGGCGCTGGCTCTTCCTTCAGGGTGTCAACAAGCCTACGCTCGATGACAGCAAGACCGGCTCTAACTATGCGGGTTTTATAGGTCTGCCGCCTGACATCGAGGCGACGCGCGACTTGATTAACCGAGGCGTCATCTCCAAGTCGCAGCCTTACCTCTATTTCCGCGGCATCATGGCGCAGGATATAATAAAGGTGGACTATAATGGCAATCCTGAGTATACGCCGCGAGACTGCGGGCAATGGAATGCTTCACGCCGCTATATACGAGGTTATGATGATACGGTGAGAGGCTATTACGTCGACCGTGTGTGGTGGGGCGGATGCTATTGGCAGTGTGCTGTCGCTGAGTCGTCTGGCTCCGAACCTCGCTATAATAATACTGACTGGGTGTGCATCATCGGTGGCGGCAATATGTCGGTGTCCATAGTCTCGTCGGCGGGCAACTTCTTCCGCGCCAATACAGATTGGCAGACCGACCTTGTGGCTACGGTCTATAACGCTGAGATGCAGCTGCAGGAGAGCGAGATAGGGCTTGCCTCTATTACGTGGCTCCGTCAGAGCGATGACGCTGACGGCGATGCTGCGTGGAATGTGCGACACCCGACCGGGTCTGTCGGCCTGACGCTGCATGTCGACTCTCGTTCTGACCTTCCGTCGACGTGGGTGGCTGGCTCAAAGGTCGGTTACATGATAATAGTGACTTTCCCCGACGGCGCCACCTATGACGCTGAATATAACATTATAAATTAGTTTAGATATGAGATTAAAGTCTACTGGCGGTCGTGTTGTTCACGACCCTCTATCGTTCTCCTTCCAGATGCTGGAGCTGGGTGGCTCGCCGTCTCAGAAATATGATGTCGTGAGTGCGTCGTACGTGCCGAACCGCGAACTTACACCTTATCAGCTCCGCCCGCAGCTCATGATCTCCGACCCGGAGCACGTGATCGCTGCCGGCGACTACGCTTCGTACATGGTCAACGTGGTTTGGTCGCTGACGCTTGCTAAGGGCACCACGTCGCGTAAGCTCGTCCTCGGTGATGACTACACCGTTGACTCGCTCAATGCTCTCTCGTTCGCTCGTAACGTGGCTACTGACGAGGTGGTTACGGTGCAATTTGACGCTGACTACTACGACAAGACGCGAGGCACATCGACTCACTTTGCGTGGCAGAAGTCGCTGACAACGCAGGAGGAGACGTCGGTCAACATACAGCTCGACCTCAAGGCTCCTCCAAAGCTCAATTTCTCGCCGTTCAAAAAGCTCGGCAAGTTTCCCATCGAGGCGGTGCTGTCAAACGGCTCCGAGGCGGTGGCTGCTGACAAATGCGTGTATAAATGGGAGTGGTTTGACAATGATACAAGCCAATTCCGAGAAATTGTCGATGCAGACGATTTGTGGTATGTGTCAGGCAAAGACAGCGGCACTATTACCGTTGACCAGGACTACGTCCAGAAGATCCTGCTGCGTGTGACGGCTTATACAAAGGCGTTTCCCGACCTTCAGTATTCGGGTACGGTGCTGCTGCGTCGATGGTACGGCCAGTGGGATGATGTGCCTGAGTTTACTTACGCTAAGTTTATCATGCGAGATACTCGTAAAGCTCAGGTTCAGGTGACCGTGACAAACCGCCAAGGCAACATCGCCAACCCGCAGCAGTTTTTTGACGTCGAGCTCTTCTATCGCTCAGGTCCTAAAGCGGCATGGGAGTCGCTCGGCAACGGTACGACGGCGTTTGTGTCGCGTGATCAGATGACTGCAGACCATGAGGTCGGCGATATTTGCCGAGAATTATCAGCTTTCATCCCGTTAGCTATGCCTGACGGCTCTATAATAACAACTCCCGACGGTCGTCCGATTGTCGGTCAATTTCCAACTTCAGATAAAGAGGGCGTATGAAATATTATCTTATTCCTTTCGTGCTCGCCTCGAAGCTCGGCGTTACGGGTTTCCGTCATGGTAACAGCAATGTGGGCTATGTGGTGACGGCGGGCGACCTCGCCCCGCTGGGCATCGAGGTAGCTAAAGCTGCCGGCGCTGTTGCAATGAGCGAGGCAGAGGCTATTAACGTGATTAACAAGCTTAAAAACATTTAATATATGAGCACGATTTCTTCTATTGACCACCTCTACGCGTTTGAGGATGGTGACACCATATCGGCGGCGATGGGCGTTAAATGGGTTAACGGCGAGGTGGGCTATGGTCTGCAGCAGTACTTCAACCCGACGACTAAGCAGGTCATGGAGACTGACTTTACTAAGCATCCGGTGCTGCTCTATCCGCAGCCGTACTCATCTAAACGCGGCTCGGTGGTGGTGCCTGAAGCTACGGGTCAGCAATGGTATTACGGCAATATCTCTGACGAGGGCGGCATCCTGCAGGACGGTAAGGTTAAGGATAAGTTTAAAACACTCTTCGAGGTTACTACTCTCGAAGTCAATAAAATGACCTTCCCTGCACTTAAAATCAAGGGTAATCTGGCCACAGCTGATGACCACACAGACAAGTATATTTACTACAAGTCTTCTTATCAAGGTAAGGCGTTTACATGTCAGCAGCTCATCCCTATCATGACAGCGGTCGGCGAGTCGTACAAGGTTAACATCAGCTATATAGGCGCTGATGGCAGCGGTGACAATGTTCTCGCTGACGACAACGACTGGTGTAAGATTGTGGCTACTCTCTCACGCTCCGGTGCGCCCATCGATGGCGATGTGGCGTACAAATGGCAGCGCCTTGTTAACGGTGTGTGGAAGGATGTTGCTAATGTCAAGTCGGTGACCGAGGTGTCGGGCAATACACTCAAGGTTTTCGATGCTGGCGTTGAAGGTGTAGAGATGTTCCGCTGCGTGGTTACTTATGCGAGTGTCGATTACTACGGCATAGCTGAGGTGTCAGACATCCACGACCCGTACTATATAGACATGGGCCGAAGTCAGGCGTCTGGTGCCGTGTCGGTAGGCTCGACGGTTACTTACTCGCCTAAGGTTTACAGCAGGGCTGACGGCAAGATATCAACTGGATGGTCGTTTAGCTTTTCTTTTACCGACTCTAAGGGCAACGCTCTCAATGACATTACTGAGCGTATGCTGACTTATGACAATATCCTCAAATACGACGGCATCTCCGTCCGGCTTGAGGCGCAAAAGGCGTAGCGTATGATAATAACGTCTGTTGACCATCTGGTTCCGGCTCCTCAGGATGGGGAGCCGGGTCGCCCCGCAGTCGGGTATTACATGATAGCGTCGCCGGCTGTTATCTCCGTTGACTCAAACGGCAACCCGTCAACGACAAAGTTTACCGTGTCGGCATATAAAGTGACTGGCGAGGTAAGAGAACCTTATACTGGCAGCGTCATCGGTACAGTCTATAATGCCGCGGGCTTTATCGCTAATAGGGATATACTTGACTGCCCCGCTACTCTGACGCTGACAGCTAAGAGTGTTAGCAATGTCAGTTACTTCGATTTTCTCATCAGGCTTGGCGGCAACTCCGTCGCCGCTTTGGCGGTGCCGGTTGTCCGCTCAGGCAAAGATGGCGCTGACGGCAAAAACGGCACGTCGTTTACGGTCAAGGGCGAAGCGGTCGGGCATGCTGCCTCCGTTCCAGACAATTCGACGTCTGTTGCTCAAGGCATCTGGCTCATTGACAACATTGACACGTCGGGTGCTGTTAAGTTAGGTATATGGTATAGCAATTTTAACCGAGTCGCTGAGGTGAGCGCAGGTGACGCTTACCTGATAGGCTCAGACATTTGGGTGCAAAGCGCCTTCGGTTGGCGTAATCTCGGACCCTTCCGCGGACCTGAAGGGGCTCCCGGTCCGCCGGGCAATCCTGGTGCTCCAGGCCCGATGAGCTATCTCGCGGGCGAGTGGCAGAGAGGCATAACATACACCCGCACGTCTGACATGATGCCGATAGTGAGTCATAACGGGTGCTATTGGAGACCGGCGGCTGAGGGCAGCTTGCTCAATATAGAGCCGTCTGCTGATGCTGGCGAGTGGCAGCTGGTCTCAAAAGATGATATCATCTTTGCAAAAATCGTGATGTCTGATTTCGGCAAGTTTGGCTCGGCGGTCATGGTCGGCGACTATCTGATATCGCAGTACGGTCGCCTGAACGGTGAGACCATCGACGGTGACTCTTCAAAGCTCAACACTGCTTATACTAACTTTGACGCTTCTGCTCCTGAGGACAATTCAAAGTTTGTCCCTCGCCTTTATATCAATCTGCGCACGGGTGAGATACACTGCGAAATCGGCTCGTTTCGAGGCAAGATCGAGGCTGATTCGGGTGTCTTCAAGGGTCGCGTCGAGGCAGATGAGGGCATCTTTAAAGGTATATGCAGACAGCCTTTTGTGCTGTTTGACGGCTACAACTTCGACGCAAGCGGCACGTGGTCTGCTGCTGACCGTTACGACAATCTTGCTCTTCCCGTCGTTAACGATGGCTGGTCGCATGATGTGTCGCTGCCTTGGTCTGATGACTGCATTGGTCGTAGGCTTACGCTTGTCAACTTCGCGTGGCGTGGTCTCTACTCGTCCTCGCCTTATATCATTGACGCTCCGGATAATAAATTCTTTTATGAGAACGGCTCGGCGGTTTCGCAGCTGACAATCAATCAAGAGGCTGTCCAGCTGCTTGGTTTCGGTGACGATAAGGGGTTTTATGGCTGGGTAGTGATAAATCGCGTGCCACTTGGACAGCGAAAGATGTTCGGTGCTCCGGCAAGGATGCTGTTTGCAGGGCGCGTGACCGCGGACAATAAGACCGGCACGGCGAAACTTAAGCAGTCGTACAGCTCAGACGGCACGTCGCTTAAGCTGACAAGACTCGGCAAGGGCGAGTATAAAATAACAATGCCGTGGTACGGTGGGCGTGGCGCCGGGTTTATGCCTATTGTGACGGGCACAACGGCGGGCTCGACGACCGATGCAAAACAGGTATATGCAAGCGTCATTGAGCAGACGACTAACTCGTTTTCGGTGCGTACTGCAGATGATGACACGGCTAACGAGGGTGGCTTTAACTTTATCGTCCTCCCGACTTCAGCCTGGTAGTGGTATAACTTATAATTAACATATATATGGATAAAGCTCAAAAAATCTCATCAGTTGAGGAGTTTTCTAATCAAAACTCCTCGATCAGACTGTTAGGCTACGACCCCGTTGCTAACAAGGTTGGGGCGATGCCCTTGTCGGCTATTACGTCAAAGACGGCATACTGTGGCGTCAGGTGGAAAAAGGCAGAGGCGAAGACTGAGGGCGAGCCGTTCGGCGACCTCACAATGTTAGCTAACCTCCCGTCAATACTCGGCCTCGGTGGCTATCTCGTGCAGAATGACCACTCGCGCCGAAAGCTTGACCCGACGAATCATAAGCGTTTCGCGTCCGGAGGTGTGGCTGCTCTGGATGGCACGATGGGTCATTACCACTGGGGGTGGAACATCCCGTGGTACTATGCGCATTGGGAGGATGACATCTACGAGTGTGAAGCTGTTTCAACAGCGCCTATTTCCGGGCATTGGAATTACCGCATACCGGTTGCATCAATGTCATGCTCGGGTGCTGCTGCTCTCGATCGCACGAACAACATCCTCGTGTCGTTCTGCAACAGAACTGCTCAGTATCGAGGCGGCACTAATGTTGCTGACAACGACGCAAAGTGGAACACGATGCTGGGCAAGGCTGTTGTGCAGGTCAATGAGGAGCTGCTGCAAGACTATGCTGAGAAAAACGGTGACCGATGGGGCGCTTCGATGTTCCCCATGGTTTTTGCTGTTGGTGTTCTTACGCGCATCATCTTCCACAACCGCAACATTCAGGCGGCTTACAACGCCTCTCTTACTGCTGACGGTCTGCATCAAGGCGGTCTCGGCATTGGTATTGACAATGTTAATGCTGATTTTGGCAATCAATACGCTACGCTCGACCTAGATGCGCTCTCCGAGAAGGGTGACGCTACTGGTGTTTTCTCCGTCACGCTTGACAAGGGTGACGGCACGCAGAAAGTTATTAAGGGCATTCCCTGCTTCTACGGATTGAAAAACTGGTATCGCAACATCTGGATGATGATGCACGGCGTTATTGCGCAAGCGACTGCTAACAAGACGCTTGATGTGTTTATCCTGCGCAAGTGGACGAAGGCTGCTGTCAATACGACGAATACGAGCGGTTTCGTAAAAGTCGGTTCGATACCGGCTGTTGATACTTCAAACTGGTATTTCGGCAAGAGGTTTAACCTTGACAATATGATCGCGTTCCCTCTTGAGTGGGGCGGCAGCGAATCTACTTATTACGCTGATGGTTTCTACCATCCTGCTGCCACGTCCGGTTTGCGTGGTCTCGCCGCTTTCGCCCATGCGGGCCACGGTGGCGATGCTGGCTCCTGTGCGCTGGGTGCTGGCTATGCGCCCTCGAGCTCCTCTGCGTTCTACGGCGCGTTCCTCTGCGAAGCAGACGAAGACTGGGACACAGAGGCCACGTGGGTGGCATAGGCGGGCGAAAGTGCACCACCGCCGTAGGCGGTCGCACCCCATTTTGGGGTGCCTGCCTTAAAAAATATTTTAAAAAATCGCTCTTTGACTTGTTGTGTCACTGTTTTTCATTACCTTTGCACCCGCAATCTAAAGGTTGTAGGTAGAACTCCTAAGCTCCGGTTTGCGTGGTCTCGCCGCTTTCGCCAATGCGAACAACGGTGGCAATGCTGGCTCCTGTGCGCTGAATGCTAACAATGCGCCCTCGAACTCCAATGCGAACTACGGCGCGTTCCTATACAATTTACGAGCGGAGTGAGCCTCTCCCAACGGAGGAACATAACATCAGATGTCAGCGAGTCTCGTAGCCTTAGAGCGAGCGACATACCTGACGGTCAAAATTGCAGACCAACAAACACCGAAAAACACTCAGATCCCGCTTTAATCCCGATTAATCCCGCTTTATTTTTTTATTTAAACAGTTATCCACATGCGAAGAATCCGTGAACGTGGGGAGGCTGAGAACATGCACAACGTGCGATGTGCTTACGGCAATTACAGCAAGTCAAAGCACAAACGCAGGGCTGTGCGTGACTACGATAAGCGACTTGAGAGTAATCTGCAGCGTGTTCTTGATGAGCTATGTGACGAATCGTGGCAACCGTCCCCATACAGACCCAAGACCATATTTGAGCGCAAGAGGCGCGATCTGGCGCGTGCGCCTATACATGACCATGTCATCGAGGCTGCGGCTATCCTGCCGTATGAGACATCGTTTTATGACTATATTGCATGGCAATGTCCTGCCGTTCGCCCGAATATGGGGCAACATGCCCTCTTGCGTGCTTTACGCAATGAGCTGTATAAATATGAGCAGTCTGAGGTCGCTTATACGCTGTCCATGGACGCTCATCATTTCTTCCCGCTGATGGACCATGCTATCCTCAAGAGGCAGATCCTAAGAAAGGTGAAGCCGGGCAAATTGCTCAACGTGCTGTTTAAAGTTGTCGATTCTTATCTTCAGGGCGCTCCGCTCGGCATTAAGGTCAGCCAGATCTTCGGCATGCTCTATTTAGCCGACTTCGACCGCCTCGCGATGCGGTTTTTCGATATTGATAAAGACCCCGAGAAAATGGCGTATTGGACATCAAAATACATAGAGTGGCGTGTCATCACAGCTAAGACACCGTCTGATTTCGATGATTTGAGCCGCGGGTCTATATATCTCGCTGATAAATTCAAGGCTTATGTGGCTGAGGGACTGCCTCATTATTGTAGGTTTGTTGACAATATAATATTTCGACATGCCGACAAGGCTGTGCTCGGTATCGTCAGACAAATCGCTGTCGCCATCCTCGCCCGCGATTATCATGTCGATATCAATAAAGATTATAATATTAGACCTACGCACATGGGCATCCGCATCTGTGGCTATGTGTTTTATCATGACCATGTCCTCCTCAGCAAAAATAACAAGCAGGAGCTGGCGCGTCATGTCGTAAAGCTGCGCAAACGCGGCTTTACTGAGGAGCAGATAAGATTAAGACAAGCCTCGCGTTTTGGTTACGCTAAGCACGTCGACTGTATAAATTTGTTTGTAAAATTAGGTATGCAAAAATCATTAGGTAAAATCATTAAATCACACAGGATTAAATCTCCTTTCGAGGAGATGACCGGCAACCAAAAAGTTAATTTTTCGAATATCTGCAAGACTTTGTCAAATGCTGCGGGGGAGGCTGTCCGAAAACCTATTAGGATAGTGAACAGCTGACAATGGTTACTATTCATTATGCTTGTTATATTT